ATTGAGCCTCAACAAGCGTCTAAAGTTGCCACTATGATTCATCAAGCGAATCTTGGTGCTACTGTAAACGCTTATTTGAATCAGTTCCCGACTCTGACTCTGCAATCAGACGATGATTTTACGTGGGACATAACCACCAATGGTAAGAAGAATATCCCTCTTGCCAAAGCTGAGATTACTCTCGGAACCACTGTTACTGCTGGAAATCAGGCAGGTCTGAACTTTGCAGAGTTTTACCTATATTTTCATGAAGCATATTTCACGGATGTGAACCAGATTGTCGGTGAACGTCTTGAAATTTATCCTATCAGGGTTCTGGAAGATCCCGTAAACGTAGGTGGACTTTGGAGATACAGGTGTAAACTGAATACCGGAGATGAAACTCTGTTTATTCCTTACGATGAAATCGTAGCAGGAAAACGTTTCTCAAAGGACTTCTCTCCTGTGGAGCAAGAACTGTCCGTGAAAGGTGGAGGTGTACATTACACGTTCCCTTACAAAATGATGAACGCATTTACCATGATCCGTATGCAAGATACGATCCCCGGTAATATGATTGAGCGTCCTGTCAAGTTCTCATGGGTCGATCCCGTATCGAAGAAAATGATGACTACTTGGATGGACTATCGTTCATATGAGCTGGAAATGCAGTATCAGGATGAGATCAACCATCTGATCATGTATTCCACCACCAACAAATCGTCTGAGGGCAAGTATGTGCAACGTGGCAAATCCGGAAGGATTCTACAAATGGGTGCTGGAATCAAGCAGCAAATGGAAGCTGCCAACTACAATACCTACAACTCCTTTGACATCAAGAAGTTCACTGAAATGCTACTCGACCTGACCGTTGGTAAGGTTGTGATGGGACAACGTGAAGTGACTGTTCTCACAGGTGAGTGGGGAATGTATCAATTCCATGAGGCTCTCGAAGACTATACTGCACTGTACACTCCTGCAAGGGACAACTACAGGATTTATGCAGGTGGAAAAGGAGTTTCCGGAGCTATGGCTCCAATGGGATTCCGTGGTCAGTTCTTAGAGTATATCGGTCCCAATGGGATCAAAGTGAACATTGTTCATGATGCTCTGAAGGATGACTTCGCTCGTAACAAGATTTACTATCCCGGTGGACAGGGACTTGCTGAATCTCGTGTTTACGAAATCCTGAATATGGGTACTTCCGATGGAAAGCCGAACATTCAGAAAGTGGCTCTTGCCAAGTTTGGAGACATTCGTGGTTACGAACCCGGACTGAGAGATCCTTTCACTATCGGACAAACCAACAGGATTATGAGTAATCCGAAGGATGCTTGGACCGAGCACAGGGCGTACACTGGTGGAGCTATCGTTTACGATCCCACACGTACAGCAACATACAAGCCTATCATCCTCTAAGGGTGAGTAGGAGAGTTCTTACACATATTTAAAGAAGAAGAAAATGGCTAAAAAAAGTGATGGCGAAAACACTACAGCCTCTTCCGAAGCACCTAAATCTCAGGTGCTTCAGAAGGAAGCTGTAAAGGTAGAAGAGGTAAAACCAGCCTTTAGTTTACCGAACACCAAAGTTCATGTGAAACCCATTCTCCGTTCAGGAAAATGGCTTCCCGATGGACACTCTGGATCGTTCATGTATGATCACACCAGTATTGGTATTCAAGTTCCTTTAGATAAGGACACAGGTAGACTGAAGAATCCTCTGACACCTGAAGAAAGAGAGTTCTTTGAAAATAATTCTGATCTTGACCTTGAGGGAGGAGACCTGAATCCGTACCGGAAGAAAGATAACTTTTGGCACGATTTCAGGGTAATTATTCGTAAGACTGATGATATCGTAAATGATAAAACCATTCTTATGACCCTTGACTTGAGTGATGCGATTCAGTATTTGCAGTATAAAGTGTTGATGATAAACTCACAACCTGATGGAGGTCTTGTAGCTCCTGAGTGGGATCAACGCTTAATGAGTGGTACTTACCGGATTGCTTTGCAGCATGAAGGACAGCAACATACTGATAAGATCAAGAAGGCTGACTCAATGAAGAAGGCTTACAAGCATCTGTCGAAGATTGATTCTTCAGCAGAAACAATGTATGACTTCCTTACGATTTACTATCTTGAGAACGCCAAAAGTAAACGTCCCTCTGAGAACTCTCACAAGGACTTTTACTATTCAGAGATTCAGGATTTGATTGATTCTGATCTTGCAGGAGTTGTTGAGATTATTGAAGATACTGTTAATTACGAATTTAAACTTCTGGTACACAGAGGTTTAAAGACAGGAGCACTAAAAATGATAGCAGGTGGTCACATCGAAACCATTGATGGTATTCCAGTTGGAAAGAGTCTTTATCAGGCAATTCAGTGGCTCAAGGATGACAAGCATCAGGATGAGTATTTACGCTTAAAGAATCAGATTGAACTTGCTAAATAAAATAGCATGACCGCAGAACAAATGAAATATGAGTTTGATGTTGGTTACGACAGAATAACCAACTTCGATGCTCCGGGATATGAACCGAAAGAGATTTCGACTTTCCTCACCAGATCACAGGAGAGTATCGTTTATGAGATACTCAAGTCCAGTGCTTATGATGAGAGAAATAAGAAAGCTATGTCTCGTCTGAGGCAGGTCATTCCCCTTTCGACATTTACTGCTGGTAACTATCCAAATGGGTTTAGAACTCCTCTACAGGTAACTATAGGGGGTTCTACCCTAACTTTAAATGCTAACACTATTACTGATAGTGGAAGTGGGTTTATAACTGCTGGATTCCGTAAAGGAGATGTGATAACTATTGCTGGTGCTGATACTTCTGCTAACGATGGAGAATATTCATTAACAAATGTTACGGCTGGTACTTTGAGTTTGTCTACTCAAACAGTTATTAGTTCACCTGAACCAGCACTCGGAGCTACAACCATTACTACTGATCCTGTTCTCAGAGTTCGTAACGAGAGAGCAGATATTGCCCTGATAGCAGGGAACTTCTACCACGACAGGATTGCAGGAAACGCAATTACTGATGTAGAGGTAGACCCAATAGACGATGATTTCTATAGTGCGAATAAATCTAATCCCTATAAGAAACCATCCATTGAAAAAATTTGGAGGATCGACAGTGCAGACGAATCCTCAAAAGAACATGAGTACATAACTGATGGTACATTCACCTTCAATACTGTACATCTGCACATTGATCGAAAACCAAGACCTATTATTGTTCCTGATACAACTGCTGTTGTTTATAGTGCTACTGATGGAACGATAGACGGAGTATGGTTCGTAGACTATATTGCTGCTGGTGCATCACTTGATTGCTTACTCGATCAAAGCATACATCGTGATATTGTAGATAAAGCTGTTAAACTTGCTTATGCTGCACTTCAGGATGAGAAAGGATTTCAGATTAGTTCCGTACAGGAACAGCAAGAATAATTAGTTTAACTTAATCCCATGAAAAAATGGATACTATTAAAAACGTAACGCAACTAATGGTTGCATTTAACCAAACAATGACCGCAGGACTTGAGGGTACTGTGGTAGATCAGTACACTGACCTGCTCGACGGGGAGGTAGTTATGACTGATCCGAAGAACGTTGTGCTTGACGCAACAGACTTCACGACCATTCCTTTCACCGCTTTCAAGTTTATCACAAGGGTTGGAACGAAACTCGTTCACTCCGATGTTCTTGAATACGGAAAGATCAAAACGTATCTCGTAGGTCTTCAGGCTGCTGAAACTCAACAACTTGATTATGTTGGATATAACGGTGTTTCCGGAGCATTGGACACTCTTGCTTCCAACATCTACACCATTCGCCTGAACATTCTTGACCTGAACATTGCTGGTTTCATGCAGCAGAAGATCAAAGAAGGGTTCTACAAGTCGAACGCTGTAGCTGCTTCCTACACTCAACAGGCTGTTGCTCTCGGACTTGTGACAAGTCTGATTGCCAATTACTCTCGTGAGACTGAGCAAGACATTGTATTCGAGAGGATCAATGGGGGTGCTCAAGCT